AGGGCTAACAGCAATAATCGATGCGGAAGATCTTCTAATTGTTAGCAAATATAAATGGTGTGCTAAAAAAAGTGGAGATAGGTTTTACGCGGTGGCCTATGTCAGGGGTGGTGGGCGCAAAGAAAACAAGCAGATTTACCTTCATCGGCTGATAATGAATTACTTTGGGCCTTTGGATATTGACCACATAAATGGAAATCAATTGGATAATCGGAAATGTAATTTGCGCATTGTCACTCGGACCCAAAATAACCTCAACCAAAAAAGGATAAGAGGAAAAACTTCAAGATTTAAGGGTGTCTATTTTGATAAACGTAGAAAACGTTTTGTTGCTGAGGCAAAAATTAATGGGAAAAGGATTTTTCAAAAGTACTTTTTGACCGAAATTGAAGCAGCTAGAGCTTATGATGAAACTGCCAGAAAATACTTTGGTGAATTTGCCTGTGTTAATTTCGGAGGTGAATCCAATGCAAGCACTCAGTTTGGTAAGCGCTCTTAATATGACACATGATGAATGGTTAAGATGGAGAAGAACCGGAATAACAGGGAGCGATGCTGCCGCGATCGTCGGCCTTGACCGCTACCGCTCACCCTTTGATGTGTATGCGGACAAGCTAGGACTTAAACAGGAACAGCCGGACAACGAAGCAATGAGGCAGGGCCGGGATTTAGAGGAATACGTTGCATCTAGGTTTTGTGAGCAGACAGGCAAGAAAGTCCGTCGCAGGAATGCGATACTCCAGCATCCAGAACATCACTGGATGTTAGGCAATATAGACCGCTGGGTGGTCGGCGAGAATGCAGGGTTTGAAGCAAAAACAACATCTGTTTTAAACCGCGCCAAGTTCAACCAGGGCGAATTCCCACCCAACTACTATGTACAATGTGTTCATTATATGGCTGTTACTGGCGCAGAACGCTGGTATCTAGCAGTATTAGTGCTCAATAATGCATTTCATGTGTTTACGATTGAAAGAGATGATGCAGAAATTCAAGCACTTATAGAAGCTGAGAAAGATTTTTGGGAGAATCATATCTTGAAGCAGATACCGCCTGCTCCGGACGGGAGCGAAAGCACTTCTGAACTTCTTAAACAAATGTTTCCCGAAGCCAGGGAGCGAGAAGAAGTCGCATTATACGGACATGAGGAAAAGATACAGCAGTATTTAGAGCTTGACGCAAGAGTTAAAGAATTAACTCAGGAAAGAGATGCAATAAAACAAGAAATTCAACTTGCTCTTGCAAATGCCGAAATTGGCAGAGCACAGGGATATATCGTTGAGTGGAAAAACCAAGTCCGGCAGACCATTGATACGCAGCGGCTGAAAAAGGAGCAGGCTGAAATCTACAATAAGTATCTTAAAGCACCGCAGACCGTGCGGATGTTCAAAATCAAGGAGGTATCATAAATGGCTAATCAAAAAGGACTTATCCAGCAGGCCACAAAGCAGGAAAGCAAGACAACCGCTCTGACAAGGCCTATTGATAAATTAAAGAACATCTTGGCCGCCCAGAGCGTCCAGGAACAATTCCAGTCAGTCCTGAAAGAGAACGCAGGGGCATTTGTGGCCAGCATAATCGACCTTTACAACACCGACAGAACCCTGCAAATGTGTGACCCCAAGAACGTGGTTATGGAAGCCTTGAAGGCCGCAAGCCTGAAGCTCCCCATCAACAAACAACTCGGTTTTGCGTGGATCGTGCCATACCGCGACAGCAAGACTGGGCAGTATATTCCCACGTTCCAACTTGGCTATAAGGGATATGTCCAGCTTTGTATGAGAACCGGTGCATACCGATACATCAATGCCGACGTGGTATATGAAGGCGAACTGGTCAAATGCGACAAGTTGACCGGCGAGATTGAGATTGATCCGTCCAAGAGGACCAGTGACAAGAAGATCGGCTATTTTGCCTTTATCGAAACGCTTAATGGATTTAGAAAAACGCTTTATATGACAGTTGAAGAAGTAACTAAACACGCCCAACAATATAGCAAAAGTTACAGTAGCAAGAACAGCGTCTGGGCTACAGATTTTGACGCTATGGCTTTGAAAACCTGCTTACGATTATTGTTATCGAAATATGGAATTATGAGTGTTGAAATGCAACGGGCTTATATTGAAGATAGCTCAGATGTTATTAGTTTAGCAGATGAAGCAATAGAAGATACAGGAGAAGTGTTAGAAATAGAGACGGTAGAGGAAATAAAAGAAGTAACTGAAACGTGAGTACGCACTTTAGTATAGGCGGCGGCGTGGTGGGAACACGCAATCCCAGGGAGAGAAAATAGGCGTAAAGACGCCGGGAGAAAACCGTATTCACCAACACTTTTCGGTAAAGTGGTCCGCAACGCAGACAAAAAACTAATGTGCAACCGATCCGGTTCAAATCCGGAACGCCCATTAAATTGAACCCGTTGGCTCCGGGTCGATGACCTTGGTTACCGGTTGGCGGGAGGCCCGGGGCGGTTGTATAGATGATGAGTTATTGCAAATTTTGCAACAGCCTGGTCCAGCGGCTTGTGCCAGCCGGGGCCGCTGGGGAGGCTGGTAGGAGGTTAAAATGAGCAGAACTAAGTGCAGAAAATGTCTTAAAGGAGCAAGAATACGCATTACAGGACTTGACAAAAACACGCTATGCATGGATATGGGTGGTGCTGTGCTGTACTTGATGCCTAAAGAAAACGGGAAAATGGATGTAGCACTAAACAGTGAAAACCTAATTGACGGCGATTTTGCTTTTGCAACATGGACAGGTAATAAATGGCAAGTTGAATGTGGAAACAGTAAAAATAATTGCACATGATTGAGAAAATGCACGAAGCTGAAAGTTATGAAAGAAAAAACAAAGGAGGTCACACTATGAACCGTTTTAAATGCCCGCTTGCGGGCGTAATCAGTACACATCAAAGGACGAGGCAGAAGGATGTATATGTTGCGGACACAAGGAATTGAAGAAGATGGAGATATTGGAGCCGGAGGAAAGCGAGGTTGAACACGATGCCTAAAGCGATATTGGAGTTGGAGATGCCGGAGAGTTGTAGGGAATGTATGTTTAAAGAATGTTTAAATAGAACAACTAGCGTTGAAGTAAGTCGCTGTATTATCCTGCATAAAATGCATGTTCCAGGAAGTTATTGCCCGGCAGAAGGTAGACAGGCTGACTGCCCGCTGAAACTGGTGGAGAGTGGTTAGAAATGGAGGTAAAAGAACCTTGACCTATAAAGTGAAATTCACACACAGCGGCAAGAGACGTGCACTGAAAATTCGAGAGGGGAGGGAAGTGTATCGGCATCCACAAGGGCGTTTCATAGTGCTGGAGTTTGAAGGCAAAAGCGGGAAGTTCAGGGAGGCCTTTTGGCCGGAAGAGATTGTGAAGGTAATATGAAATTGTGAGGTGGAGGGGTTGGAATGGCGAGGAAGAGGTTTGTTACATCTGAAATAAGCACTGATCGCAAAATAGCAAAATTAGCAGAAAAAAACCCGGTTGCGGCAGCGCTATGGCCGTGGTTTATAACTGCTCTTGATGACTGGGGAAGAATGAATGCGGATCCGATAGAAGTCAAGTTGGCGATTTTTCCAGCTTTCCCATACACTTCAGATGAAATTGAAGAATTTATCAGACTATATCACGAATTTGAAATAGCACATCATTATGAAGTTGATGAGAAACCTTATTTAGCAGTTAATCCAGATACATGGTTGAAATATCAGACATACATACGAAAAGACAAGCTAGAGAAGCAAAATTCAAAGATTCCTGAGCCAAAGAACGCTCCTTGGGTAGCTAAAAATAATACTGTTGATGATTTAGCTACAATAAATGTAGCTAAACAGCAATCAGCTACAATAAATGTACCTTCTCCTTCTCCTTCTCCTTCTCCTTCACCTTCACCTTCTCCTTCAAAAGAGATATATATATGCGCACCTGACGGCGCGCGTGCATACACTGCCCCCAGCCCCGGTGGAAGCGTAGAGGCCGAAAAGGTGACTGCTACACCAGGCGAGCAGCAGGTCAAAACTCCGTTGGAGGCGGCAGGAGAAAAGCCAAATAAGCCCAGACCCCCTTTTACCAGCAAGAAACAGGAACAACTTTTTGACCAGTTCTGGCAGCTGTACCCGCGTAAGAAAAATAAAGGCCAGGCCGAGCGAGTATGGGCCAAATTAAGCCCAAATGACGAACTATTTGCGTCAATTCTGGCCGGCCTTGAACGAGCTAAAGCCAGCTACGACTGGCAGAAAGAGGGGGGTAAGTATATCCCTTATCCCGCTACATGGCTTAATGCGAAGGGGTGGGAAGATGAGTATGAGCCGGTGCAGCACACAACGGCAAAGGTTACAAGACTTCCGCGTGCTTTTGAAACGCTGCGACAATATGTCGAGGAGGGTGAATTCACTTGACTAAACAGGAAATCGGCGCACTATTAGCTCTTGCGACGGCTAATTTCCCAAGCATGCAGGAAAAAGACATGAGACCTACGGCCAATTTGTGGTCGGAAATGCTCTCAGACATACCTTTTGATATAGCTAAGGCTGCGCTTATAAAAGTGCTTGCTACGGCTAGATTCTGGCCAACTGTGGCCGAAATCCGCGAGGCAGCCGCGTCCATTGTAAACCCCGGGATACTCACACCAGCTGAAGCCTGGGGGCAGGTAATAAAAGCAGTCCAGGAGTTTGGATATTACCGCTCGGGCGAGGGAATGGCAACACTGGACCAGACAGTGCAGAAAGCAGTCAAAGCTTTCGGCGGCTTTCGCGAAATCTGCATGAGCGAAAATATAGACGCCACCCGGGCGCAGTTTATGCGGATATATGAGCAATACGCCTCCAGGGAGAAAGAGATGGCAGTATTGCCGGAAAGCGTTAAGACCTTCCTGGGTGGGACAGTGAAAAGCCTTCCGGCGTGAGAGAGGGGTTGGAGGCAAAATGATTGACAAAATCAAAGGGAAATATCGTTTAATTTGCGACATTTGCGGCGAAGCAGCCGAGGAAGTTTTTAGCACATTTGATGAGGCGGTAGATTACAAGGTTGATAGTGAGTGGATAAGCCGAAAACAAGATGGAGAATGGGAGGATATATGCCCAAACTGCACTCCATAAAGGGAGGCGGGAAGCAATAAAGCTATATCACTTCACCAGCGCCCTACATGTGGAGGGCTGCATAAAAGAAGGCATCAACAAGGGGTCTATCCCTCTATATAAAAACGGCAAGTTTGGTCTCTTGCCCGGATGGCAATGGCTAACGGAAAGCCCGGATTTTAAACAAGTATGGGCAAATACGGAATTTACAACATTGCCTTATGACAGGACAGCATTCAGGCTCACAGTAATAATACCCAAAACAGCACAAAAACAGCTTTTCCGGTGGCTTGATATATGTAATAAGTTTCCTATAGACCGACACTTAAACGCATATGGTGACCCGGAAAATTGGCATGTGTTTAGGGGCAGGATTAAACCAAGCTGGATACGCCAAATAGTACAAAAGGAGGCCCAAAATGGAAGCTGAAAAAATCATCGATGATCTGTGCCTTATAGACAATGTGGTTGTTAATTACTCGCAAGGCAGACGCAGGGGGTGCGGTAGTGCTACTAGGTTCACATTTTGACGGCATATCGGCGTTTCCATATGCCGCCAGTTTTTACGGCATTAAGGCAATATGGGCAACAGAGACAGAACCGTTTCCGGTGGCGGTATCGAAGCACCACTTTCCCCATGTGCGACACTATGGCGATATTTCCAGGGTA